ATAACTCCTCTCTGCATGAAACTCAGGTTGAACTTGGTTATATCTTCCGTATCAAAAGGAAGCCTGAAATTGAATGTTGGTGTTGTTCCTCTGTATATCATTTCTGCCTCCTTAGAAAAGTGACTGTACTACCCTTGCACCAGCAACGCCAGCACTCGGTTTCGATGTGTCCAGCATCTGCTTGTGATACAGGTACATATTCCATATTGCTCCGTAATCTACTACTAGATCCGTGATGAGCTGCTGTGCAGCCACATAGTACGGTAAGCAGTTAGCCACATCCTCTGCTACCTCAAATTCATAGCTATCAGGCGTGTTCGCATCTATCGTGTCTGGATTTGCGAAATACTCCAGCACTACATTGCCTGTGTCTGTAGCATACAACTTGCCGCCTATTACTGGATATGTCTTACTCAGCTTTCCGTCTTTCCATATTCTGAACTGCTCCCTGAAATTGCCAGGGAGATTGACAAAGCCACCATTGAGGCTAAGGGAAACAGCCTTAATCATCGGTTTGGCATTGTTAGCATCTTTCTGTGCCATATCGAAAAACGGATTCATCTTATTCATGATGTCGGCATCTTCTGTTATGCTGCCGCCTGACGAATACTCGTCTAATATCATCAAGACCTTTGTCTTAGCCTCACCTAGTGTCATTATTCATCCTCCACTACATACATGATGCGTACATCTGCCGCACCGCTTCCGATAATAGAAAGTGTCTTTGCTCTCATCACCTTGTCAAATACCTTCCCAGCAGGAATTGCGAATCCGTTACTAGCCGTACAGGCCTTGTTATCTTCAGCCTTTTCCTTGATATATGCCACCTGGTCTGTAGCAAGATTCTCTATCATGAATGCTCTGTAGTTTATTTCAATGTCTTTTGCTGTACTTGTGACAGCTACTTTTTCTACTGAATCAATCTTTAATGCCATTTTATGCTCCTTTATCACAAAAAAGGGCAGACCGAAGCCTGCCCCAATGAAGAAAACGATTATGAAGGATTTGAGAAGATGATCTGGCGAGCATCGCCCCAACCAAGTGCGAAATCAACATAAGCTGTGTACTTGTCAAGGAGCGGATTGTCAAGCTCACTCTGAAGCACTTCTGGCTTTGTGATATAGATAAGGTTGAATACTTCCTTCATGATTCTCTGATCGCAGACTGCCCACTGCTTAGCTGAGAAACCATCGTTACCGCCACCGATTACAATGTATTTAAGACCTGATACTGGATTTACATTGTCAACCTGGTCTGGATATAATCTTGAATTCTCTCCGCAGATCTTCTTAGCTGTTGCCTCAAGCTCTGGAGAAACGAGAAGAGTATCCATCTCGCAGAGGAATGGCATTCCATCTGGTGTGACGAAACGGTTAGCCTTTGTCTGTGCGCCTGTGATTGCTGATACTGAAAGAGCATCAGTGATGAGGTTTGAATATGTTCCAGCCTCTGTGTCAGCCTCGAATGTTCTGCCTGATGATCCCTTAGATGCTACTGGATGGTCTGAAGCAGCCCATGCCTTGCCATCACCGCCCTTATGAGCATCGTTGAAAGCACCACCGAACATACGGATTGCATTCATGTAAACTGTCATAGCTGCTGCATCACCGAGTCTTGTACCAACCTTGCGGCACTCGCCATGCTTGTCTACCTTTGCCTGCTTGAAAGCTACATCGATTGACTTTGAATACTCCTGCGGAACTACGATTGTCTTGAATCCTCTGAACATCTTGCCAGCATTGAGGTTAGATCCGTCATAAGGAGTAAGCTCTCCGTAGCCGCCAGCACCTTCGATTTCGTAATCGATTGAGTTAGTTGTCTTTTCGCCCATGATGGGAGCGAGCTTGTTGAGTCTGTTTGCGTATGCGATTTCAAATGATTTGCCGACAAACTTATAATTGTCTGTCTTCCAATTGTTAATGATAGCCATAGTCTTTAGTCCTCCTTAAATTAGAAATGTGAAGCTGCTTTATAGAGAACTTCGCCAGTTGACTCTATACGGCCACAAGCCTTAAGAGATGTTGCAGAAACGCCTGTATATACTACCTTCTGGAGTGCTGAATCGTAAGCGAACTTAGCAAGGCCCATAGGTGGATATACTTCAAACTTATCGCCTGATACTGCTGTCGCACCTGTTGCTACTGTGAAAGTAGATACTGTGCCTGATGCTGCATAAGCATAGTCTGTGATTCTCTTTACTGTTCCGATAGGATCAGCGTTTGTTGAGTTAGCTGCCTTCTCAACGAGCTTGAGGTAACCGCCATTCCAATCATCGCCTGCATATGCTCCGAGTGAATCTGCTGTCACTGTTGTTGTTGAGCCGCCTGTTGCTGTGATTACAGGTACTGGGCAGGCCATGATAAGCTCTGGAGCATCCCATACCTTGATCTTTGTTCCGTTTGCTCTTGGATCGAGTGCATCTGCTGAGCCAGCGTGATTCTCTGCTGCTACGCCCAGGATTGCACCTGTTTCTGTTGTTGCTGCTGCTACTACAAGGCCTTCGCTTAACTTAACAAGCTGGCCTTCCTTGATCTGTGTAGATGATGCAATGTCATACTCTCTTGCTGAGTAGATAGCATTGCCATCCATAAGCTGATAAGCTCTCATATTGTTAATTCTCCTTGTCTGTGTTGTTTACCTGGACAAGAACTCCTTCGGTGTCATCTTCATATCTGGATTCGACCTGTTCCACGCCTCAAGATCACGCTTCTGTGCAGCCGTTAAGACTGTGCCAGCATCGCTTCCTGAGCCTGTGCTTCTTGCCCCTCTGGAATCTTTGGCTCTGCCGTTTGCCTCAGCCTCGCCCACCAATTCTGCATAATCTGCATATAAATCAGCAAGCGGCTCTCTCTCAAACCTTGAGCCTGCAAACTTGATGAAAGATTTGTTAGTCACCAGATTGCTCAAATCGACTTCTGGGTATTTCTCTACGAAATCCTCGATATCGGCCTTGATGAAGGCCTGTCTGCTGCTTTCCTCTTTCTCTCTGTCTGCTTTTGCGGAATCTTCCTGCCGTTTCTGTGCAAGATATGCCTTGTCGGCATCTTCCTGCTGGATCTCTTCAAGCGTTTTGCCCTCGTTCTCTGCTCTCTCTCGCTGTTCTGCTTCCTTTACCTTGTTTCCGTAAGCCTTGAATTCTTCTAGTGATTCAAATGCTTTCTCGGTATAAGGATTCTTTACTCCAGAAGCCTTTAATTCGTTCTCGAATTCTGCGAGTGCTTCCTTCTTGGCACGCTCGATATCTGCCTTTGCTGCTCTCTCGGCCTGTCTGCGAGCTGCTGCGGCAGCGTGGTTGTCCTCTCTGGTCTGCTTCTTAGCCTCTGGCTCTTCTGCTTCCCCAACCACTTCCTGATCTACGGTTTCAGGCTGGTCATCGCTGATCTCTACCATCTTGAAATCATCATGACTTTCTGCCTGGTCTACGACTCCAAGCTGTTCATCGTTAGATGTTACTAATGAATTATCTGACATAAGATTCTCCTATTCTGTTTTTATATTTGCATCAATAGGTAGGCACTTCTGGCATCGCTGTGCTGCCTGTGAGTGCATCTATTCCCATTGAACTGCCCTGTGTTGTTGGTACGCTCTGCTCCATTCCTGATTGCATACCGATTGACTGCTCTACCATCATCAATAGCTCTGGATTCTGGTTGAGCGCATCTATTACTTCTGGTGGCACATTTGTACCGAACTTCTCATCCCACATCTCGCAAATCTGCTGTTTCTGTGGAATATCGAGATAGTCAAGCTCTGCCTCTAGTAATTTGTAGTTATCCTGCGTTACCGTTACTGCCGCAAGCCTGTCTAATACCTGCACTGTGCTTGCTGGATTCTTTCCGATACCGTCACCTGTGGTTACTGATACATCGACTCTCGGATAATAAACGCTCTCTGGCTTTATCATCTGCCCCATCTGGTCGAATGTGGCCTCATTCCTTATCACGAACTCTTCAGGATTGTACCTGAGTGATGTAGGCTCGCTCATAGGATCATCAGGATTGTCCGCTCCGATGAATAACAGCCTCTCATCCGTATAGAACTCAAGGCACAGCCAGTCTATAAGCTCATATAATCTACAGAAGCCCTTGTTACGGTCTGCTTTCTTCAGCTCGCCCTGCACAGCCGCATCGCTCCTTAGCTGTAAAAGACCGCTTGCTGTGGTTACCTTGCTGGCTTCCTGGCCGTTGTTCGTATCGAAATTACGGTTTGTACGCTGTATCTGGTTGAGTATCCAGTCAACGGTGTTCATTGAATTGATACCGTTTGATATTCCACCCAAACGCTGTACAGCACCCATCTTGCCCTGGCGTACCTTGACTACGCTTCCAGGCACATTGGAAATAGTTTCGCCATCGCTTAATGCGTTGTCCTCAGCGATAATGATGTCATTAGCCATCATCGCATCATTGAGGATTCCTATAGCCAATTCCCTGTCTGCCGCATCTACCAATGGGATTATCGGATCTATCTCGCTCCTGTTATAGAAGCCTGTTTCATCCTGTATGCACCAGTAATGCACGAATGGGAACAGCTTGTTCTGATCGCCTGTCATCTCCCAGTACTTAGGTATGTAGGTAAGCTCTACACCGCCTGCCTGTATCGTGCAGGCTATATCACCAGCATTGAATCCGTTGCCATCGAATGGCTGCCTGAACCAATGCTCGATTACCTGTACAAGATCATTCCTGCTCATCTGCGATTTATTCTGGTCGAACTCGCTCTGCTGCTGCCTGTACTGCTGATTCATTATGTCATCGAGGCCTAAGCCCTGATTAGTAAGCTCGTTATGGTAGAGCCTCCAGAACTTGAATTTATGCAGCGAATACACATAATCCACATACTCGCAGTCCTCAAGCCTCTTTGCTGTGGGATCTGGGTAGATGTCCTCGACTGGTATGTCCTTGACACGGATATCGCCCCTGTACTGTCCGCACATCATGGATTCATCCCAATAGCATTTCCAGAATGCATCTCCGTACTTCCTCAAACGCCTCTCATTGGCTGTGTTCATATCGTTGATACGGTTAGCTTCCATGACATACTTGACAGCCTTTGCCCTCTTCTCGGCCTTGAATGAATCATCGTCATCATCCCTGCCGTGAAACTCTGGCTGAGGAACATCTGGCGTGATCTGGCTCTCGACCATTATGTACGGATCAGGTATCCCTGCTGGCACGAAATTCATCCCCATCTCATTGACGGTCTGCTCTGCTATCTGCTTAGCCACATCGTGTGCGTTGTTGTAGTATGAATTGTATTTCTTCCAGAGATTCTCCCTCTCGGAACGCTCATTCTTCGCCTGTGAGAAGAGCCATTCTGCCGTTGCTATCCTCGATTCTGGCGTTGAATAGTCATATACCCTGCCAGATTCGTAATCTTCTGGTGTAGGCACTGCCTCTTTTGTATAGGTTTCAAATATCTCCATCATCTGCTCCTGTGCTTGTGGTACGGATCAAGCCTGTCTATCAGCTTGGTCTTGTGCACCTGTTCTGGCTCAGCTTCGTCAAAGCTCTGCTGATTCCGTATCATGTAACAAATGGCACAGGCCATCACCTGGTCATCATGCTCCCCCTCTGCGGCTTCAGGCCGCATATCCTCATTCTTGATGAATGTGAGCATTTCCCTAAGCAGGTCTGTGCTTTTAATCATTTCTATGTTCTGTTCGACTATCGTATGCAGATTGGCAAGTGCCAATGGCCTTGTCCGCATATCTGTACGCCAGCCCCATTTATATGTAGATAGCTGGCCTCTCGCATCGTCTGGCTTCTCCCTTATATAGAGCATCGGATAGCCCCATTCCTCTAATTTCTTCTCAGGATATGTGGAAAAGTTTATCTCAATGCCTATCAGTGCGTTGTTGTAATATCTTCCCAGGCAGTAAGCCTGCTGTGCGTAATATAATTCGCTTGAGCCATCGTAAAGTAGGCTCGCCACCTGTTCACCTGTGGTATTGTCGATGACATAAAGCGTGAATCTGTCGCTTCCATCGCCTGCGGTATCTCCACCGATGACATACGGCCGCCTTTCTATCGGCCTCTCATAAATCGATATCGTACCGTGTTTATCTGGCTCTAGGCTCTCTTCAGCAGGCCTGCCGCCAGGATCTTCGCCATAAACAAAAGAAGCCCTCTCAGGAGCTTCAGTGATCTGGTTTATCCTATTTATTATCTTCGTATTGTCAAAATACGGATTGCCGCTCGCAAGGAACGCTTCCTCGGCACAGCTCGGATACTCCTGTTTGAACATCTCGGAATCTCCGTTGAAATTGGCTGCTATGCACCATCTACGCCATTTTAGCTGCTCGTCATCCAGGGAGTAGGTGCGTTTCAGCTCAAGCTCTTCATCAGTCCACTCGATACCAGCCTCGCAAGGCATTCTATAATCTGGCTCTTCATGCCAGGGAAAGAACAGAGGAAGGAATCCATTCTCGCCCCTCTTGGCATTGTCCCAGAATGATTTAAAGGAGTTAAAACCGTTTGGCGTTGTTTCTACTATTACAGAGGTATTAGGCTGGTTAGGAACTGCCTGCAATAACGCAGTGAATGTGGTGTCCATATCTCGCCAGAATGCTACCTCGGAAGCGTGTACATTGGTTAGCGTATCGCTTCGGCCTACGCTTGAGCCTGTGGCTGGCACGCATTTGATAGTGCTGTCCAGGCCCTTGTGCCTTGCTTTCTCGCTCTGATCCTTTGCAGGATTGTCAAAGATTATCTCCCTGGCATTAGATGTTGTCTGCATGGGCTTTATCCCATCAGGAAGATTATCGTAAAATCTCTTGTTCATACGGAACAGGTTGGTAGTAGCTGGATCATCGTGTGCCACTATCATTGTCCTTATGTGCCTGTGTGTGGCTGTCTGCTGGAAGTATAACGCCTCTATAAGCGTGCTAAAGCCTAGCTGCCTGGCCTTTAGTATCACTATCCTTACTGGCTTTCCGCTCTCCTGCTCCTGTCTGATGATGTCATAGAGCCTTTTCTGGGCTGGCTTCATCTCCAATGGAACTATCTCGCCAGTCTTTGTCCTTATCATCAGGCATTGGTTAAGGTAATACTCAGGATCTTCTATCAGCAGCTCGACTTCATTTAGTCTTTCTTCCGATAAGCTCATCTATAGCATCCTCGAAAGTAGATGTGGCTCTTACATCCACCTTGTCTGTTGGCTTTTCGCCTTCCGTATCTCTGCAATAGTCTGCCGCTTGCTTATCCCCATTAGCTGCCTTGATAAGCATTGCAAGATTTTTAGCCTCTTTGAATGTTATCTCTGGTATAGCCTGCGACAATGCCTCTGCCATATCTCCCATAGGGAGTATGCTCAACTTCATATTGCCATATTTCTCAAGAATGGCCCTGTTGGTGGCGTTTTCACGCCTTACTTCAACCGACTTTGCAGCCGCTTTAGCCGCTCTATTGCCGTTAAACTGTGTTTTTTCGCCATTTTTGACTATATCTGGATTCCCACCTTTTCTAGCCATATATCAATAACCTTTCTGCATGGCTCTCCTTATGGCTATGCCTGCGGTCTTATCTTTGTATCCCTCACCGTTATAATCAAGCTCTTTGTCCAGCTTCTGCTGTTCCTCGATATATTTGTCATAGCCAGCAGACCATGCGATCTTCTTTTCTCGTTTCTTTTTCTGCCGTTTGTTCATTTATTCTCCAAAACAAAAACAGAGCCTACTTTTGCCTCGGTAGCTCTCTGTTTTCGTGTGATTCTTGTATTCTATTTTTTGACGAGGAATTTATGGGGTGCATCATTTAGTTCTGCACATCATACACTATAGCAGACTTCAATGTATCTGTGTGTAATCTTTTGTTTCTTTTGATAAATTCTTTGCTGCAAACTCTCTCAAGGCCTTCTGGTGCAGTTTTCCCCTAATATGCTCCTCGGAATAGTTGAACTGTGGATATAGCCTAGCAAGCTCCTCTGATACCTCATGCCAGCCCTGCATTTCTATGTACCTCATGTGCAAAAGCCTCTTGATTGATGCATCATTCATCGAATTTACTTCATCCTCGATGGCTCTCATCCTGTCCTCTAGCCATAATATCCTAGAATTAAGCTCCTCGCACCTCATCTGAATCCGCAGGTACAGGCTAAACATACCATCTGTATGCGATGACTGCACCCTATCCTTTGAATAGTCTACTCCACTAGGTAATGCTTCCTCATATTCAATGGCTTTACGCTCTGCTCGTTTGTTCTTCAGCTCTGCTCTATACAGATCATATTGATTTAGATATGTTTTTGGATTCATTTATAGCCCCTCCAATAATATGGCATGACCGTCTGCACGCCCCTGTGGCCTATCATAGCTGTGCCATCGCAGTATGACTTGATGCCGCACTGCCAGGCCCTGTAAAAGAACGATAGATCCTCTCCCCAATGGTTAATCGGATAGAATAAATCGCCTGTGCAGCTATAAATCTTCCTTAACGCTGTGGTCTTGATGGTAAGTAATGCCCCACCGCCTATCGCATCCACCTGGAACAGCTCTTTAGGCACTTCTTCGTGTAGCTTCCAGGGATTCTTCTCATTCTCCATATCGAGATCAAAGAGCATAGGCTCATAAGGATATGCCCTCTTGCAGCAGACTCCTGCCACAATGTCCTTATCCAGCCTTATGAGATCAGCTATCATATCAGGCTCAAACACCTCGTCTGTGTCTATGAAACAGATATAATCGTACTTGTTCTGCATGGCATAGAACGCCAGGGAATCCTTTGCGTGATATATGGTGCTGTTGATTTCAGGCAGGACATCGTACTCTGGGTGCTTCTGCATCAGCCTTACCATACTCACATAGAAGCAGGTATCGACTGTATCTAACGCTGGTGTTGCTATCAGTACATTCTTCATAATCAGCCTCCTAATATGCTTGACCGCCAGTATGCTATCACTAACAGCCAATACAGGCATACCTTGTAGTTTTCGTTTAATACACAATCTATGCAGAGAGAGCCTGCCAGGAGCATACAGAATATCTTAAATGTCATCCTTTGCCCTGTACTTTCCCTTATCGCATATATCGTCTTTGTCCTTATATATGTTCAAAGTCTTGTCTGTAGCTGTGCATTCAATATATTTGTATGCAAATCCCCAATAAGCTATATCGGATGGAGATCTCTTTACTGCATACCAGCAATTACCACATTTCTGCTCGTTATCCGTAGATTTCTCCACCCTCGCACCTCTTTTCCATGCATACATCGCATAAACCTTCGGCCTTGCCTCGGCATTCTTCCCATTCAAGGCTCTGTCCGCACCACTCACAATAGTCTGCCATGTGTCCGTACAATATATCCCCATTTCCCATTGCGAATACAATTTTTTCACAGTTAGGGCATAACCATCGATTACTGCCATCTTTGCCATCATAATTGATGCAAACAGGTTTCCTCGGTATCTGTTTCTCAATTGCTCTGATTGCCTTATCAAATAAATCTTTACCCTTGCCTATCGCTTCATCATTTTGTATTGTCGGATTTTCCTTAAAATAGTTTAATATTCTGATTGCTTCTTCGTTGCTCATCTTAATCCTCCCTCTTATAGCAGCAATGGCTGCACAGATCTTCCATCTCCCTGCGGATCTCGTCACGCCCCTGCTGTACTCCTTCCTGGATTCCCAGCTTATAGGCAGCCTCGCTCTCATC